CAGGTAATAAATCGATTCAACCTCCGCCTTAGAAAAAACCTTATCCTCTCCAGCTTCCCATATGTTTTTAAAAAGCCTATCAAATCCCTTCCCGACATAATGCACAACCTTAAACGATTCTAATTGCTCCTGCGTCATGTTCGGATGCCAAAAGTCGCGGTAATCTCCGTTTGGGCTGCATCGGTAAGAAAAATATGTAGCTGTATCTTCTCCGGAATTTACTTTTTGATAGATATGGAAAAGGGGATGGTTTTTGCCAGACACGGTTGTGTCTATCATACCGAAAGCATTGGTTATGTTTCGTAAACTTGTATCTATGTCCTCAAAAAATTTATGATTTTTTAGCTCGAAAAATTCTGAAAAGGTGTATCCGTTAATGTTGCTCATAAGTCCTGAGAATGTAGTGGCTGAAGCTATCGTTGACACCACATTCCCTTTACTGTCTCTCAGCCGTATTTCTTTCTGCTGAATGTTTTTACCGCCAATAATCTTTAATAACTTCGGGCTATTGTTTAATATCCCGACTATTTCCTTATAATGAACAAGGACTGACTGATCTTTACTGTTGGCACATAACATCAGCGTCTGCTTCGGGAAATTCATCCATTTCCAAATAATTATCAAACACAACAAAAATGATTTACCCTCACCTCGCATCCAACAAAGAATAATGCGACGATAAACAAAAATACCGTCTTTCATCTTTAAGCATTCCCTTACTATCTCTTTGTGCCTTTCCCAAAAACTTTTATAAGATCTCCCAGTTATCGGGTGTTTATCGTTAGGCAACTCGCCAAGGTACATCCATTTCGGAGCAAAACTTCCAACTGGCGTAACAGAAACCCGGATGTTCTCCTCACAGAACTTAATAAACCCTTCAGCTCCATCCCGGTAGCTCGGGTCAAAACCGACACGCGCCCGGGAGGCTGTTGTAGCTCTTGATTTTAAAACACTGGTTTTTGTTGACAATTATCCCCCCCTAAGCCTATTGTTATCACCACCCCTGCCGCGTATCGGCATACCCGCTTGTTTGATTTGGTATCTCACAGCAGTCCAGGTAATCCCAAAATATCGCCCAACCTGCGCGAAGGATAGCTGCTCATCGCAATACAGCGCTATCAGTGCGGATAAATAATCCGGGTAGCCAAGTTGGTTGGCGCGGGCGAGTTTGTCTGTTGCGTAATGGGTCATTTAAAAAGCTCCACTCGACAACCTTCTTCATCATCATCTATGCCTTTCTGGTATTTGTTCCTTAAATTTATCAATTCCTTCGACATAGAAATATGCGAGCACAGCCGCTCAACCTCTAAATTACTCGGGCGTTTCGGAGTGGTAATAAACCACATCGCTTCAGACAATCTTCCCATTACCGATATCCTCTCCCGCCTGCCTCGTACCGCTTCACAGTCTCGACCTTGCATGCCTCAAATTCTTCTTTCTTTAACTCTTCAATCCGATATTTCAAATACTTAACTTCCTTCAAAAGCTCTTCAATGTTTTTTTTGTCAGTACCGCTAACGTCACGCTCAAGGATTGCCTCGAGGCAGGTTGATAAAAAAGGATAATAGCCGATAATTGCTTCATATTTCTCGCCCTTCGTCTTTCCCTTCTCAACAATCATGGGGCGATAAACAGTCCAACATTGGCTGTCAGACCTGACAATCAAATCCCCAATCTTCACTTCAGTCGCCATTTTTGTTCTCCTTTTCGAGATTGTTTATTTTCCAACACAAAAACACAAGCATTAATAACCTTAACTTTTGTGAATGTGGCCGACTGCATCGCCATCTTCAAGATCTCTCGCTTGTGGTCCATGAGCTATCCTCCACCCGTTTAAATTCAAGGCACCATACAAATGGGTTATCAGCCCATGACCGGCCCGGTTTCTTGCCGTTGGTTGAGTCCCATAGACTGGCAAACAAAATCCGATTTTCGCGGCCTAAAATACCATCAAACCCGCTTCTAAAATCATCAGCATTGACACCTTCTGCCTTTGCGTCCGCTTCAGAAATTTCCATTACCCTCTCAACCCTGACGCCTGTTATCTCCAACGTGATCCGGCTGGCCCAGCGGGGCATGTGGATTGAAGGATGGTGGCCCCACGTTAAGGTGGTTTCGATGGGGCGTAATTCCTTTGGGCTGGGTTCGTTGCTCAGGATTTCCTCGTCATAAACCAAAAACTTATTTCCTATTCCTTGCCCCCCAACCTCAGTAATCCAATAATTCTCCCTCACCCAAAGCCGATTTCCGGGTTGACCGTAGGGGCTTTTTACAAATTCTTCACCCGTTTCAAAACCAAAGCCATAATCACTGACATGATACGCTTTCCACGTGGCGGGCGCGTCGAATAGTGGGTATTTATGTTTAACCACCCGCCGCGTCTGGCTCTTCCGGCCTTCCAGAATTGCCCGGACCATTTCACTGCTGAAAATTATCGGTTTTTCTTTCATCACATCTTCCTTTTCGTTTCTCGATTGTTTAACCCTGCCCTTTATTCCGCTTTGTGATTAATTGTTTTCATGCGATGCGACTATGAATTTTTTAGGTAAATCGGCCCATTTAAATGCTATAAAAAAACTTGAATTATCTTTGTTGTTTTTTTTAACTCCAGGGCGATTGCCGTAATACAATTGTGAGTTATACCAAAGGCGGAAAATATTAAGTCTTGCCAGCGTCCACTGCTTCAGGCCGGAATCATCTCCAAACCCGTAGAAAAAATAATCCCCCCAACCTTCGATAATTTTTGACATTTCGGTTTTAATGCCACTTGGCCGTCCAGCCCTAATCGTAAACTCATCACCATATCTGTCCATGTAGTCAATTGTCCTGATTCTGCATCCGATCCTGACGGCATCCATTTTTAAAACCATCAGATCTGTGTTTCTTTCTTGGTCTTCCTCGAGAGGTGGCTCGCCGATCAGATGGACGCCAAGGATAGATTTTATTTCAGGGAGAAATTGATCCGACCACTTTTTATCTTGCTGCCATCCATTCAAAGCGCTTCAATCCCCCATCCGTCAAAACCTTCTATTTTACGCCGGTTAAACATATCCAGCCGCCGGCCGGCCGTTACCCTGCGAACAACATCATAAAAATCTTCCGGCTTTTCACTGTGAGCGCCCCTCGGTGAATTGAAACATACCGGGAATGCTTTGGTGTTTATAAACTGTGGGGTTCCTTTTCGTGCGTATAGTGCGAACTCGCAATTATATTGAGGCAACCCGATAGGCTGGAATCCGCCTGGTTTGTGCCAGACAAACACGCAGACATATTTCAAACCCCATACGTCTATCAGTCGGAAGGCCATTGGTAAAAACTTATGGGTCGTCCATAGCCAGACATGGCAATCATCAGCGGATGGGATTTTTAAAATTTCAAGCTCTGATTCCGCCATGGTCGGGTATTCAAACTCCGACTGATTCGGCCTTTCGTCTCTTTCTATTTTTTGCATCGGCCATGGCGGATCAATAACAAGAACATCGTAAACACCATCTATTTCTTTAGCGGTTTTCGTTTTAATATTTTCAAGTTTTTCAATAATTTCTCCCCTCTTTAGTTCTCGTTGTTCATTCCTAATCTCTTTCGCCGCCGCTAAAATTTCTTTTTCGCCAAGGGCTATGGCAGGTTGACAATAATTAGCCGGTTTCCTGCCAGCGTTTTCTCTTGCTCCGCCTCTATTTGTTGGCGGGTGTGTCTGTGACCCCACTTCAGATTTATAAGTTATTGTTTTGCTTTCAATGTTTGATTTTGGTGTAACATTTGTTACACCCTGCATCCTCGACGCTTTCATTGTTAATGTTTCCGGCTTTACCTTCGCTTCAAATATCCTCTCAATCTCTGCGGATATTTCACGCCCAATCTCGCGCAGCGATTTCCCGGTTATTTCTTTTTCTTCCAACTCTTCAGATATCCTTTGTTCAATCCAAAGGGAACAGGCTTCATTTATTGCCATTGTTACTATCCTCCAAACACTTTATAATATTAAATCCTTCGGGTTTATCCCGAGAACATTACCAACCTTATCCGCAAAAGTAATCGGCCTTCTCCTTAACGTCTCGTGCATAGCTTGCCGACTAACTCCCAACTGCCGCGCCAACCAAGCAACGCTTTGGTTTGTCAATTGGAGCTCTCTTAAAATACGATCCGTGTCTAATTGTAATTTTTTAGCCATGTGCTTTATATGCGCCATTATTTTGTGAAAGTCAAGTTATTTATTGACTACCAATCCCATAATAAAAATTCCGAAACGTAGCCGTCTTATCATCCCATTGCAGCTTCACCATACCAGTCGGCCCGTTCCTGTGCTTCTGGACATCCAGCTCCCCGATCCCCTTATTTTCGTTATTTGGATCTGAATTATAAACCTCGTCCCTGTACAGAAACATAACAATATCAGCATCCTGCTCCACTGCTCCCGATTCCCTGAGATCAGACAACATCGGCCTCTTGTCATTCCTTCCTTCGACGTTCCTATTCAACTGTGACAACAGCAAGATCGGGATGTTTAATTCTTTCGCCAATAACTTCAACTCCCGGGTCATCGCCCCGACTTCCAGATCCTTCCGCCTGTTAAAATCCCCACGCTTCACCATCAACTGCAAATAATCGATCATCACTATCTTTAACCCCAAACTTCGCTTCGCCCTCCGGATCTTGCGCTTAATCACGTCAAAATCCGAATCCTTCGGGCTGTCGATAAAGAACGGCATCATATTCACCCGATCCATGGCGACGGAAATCTTTTCCCATTCCTTCGGCAAAATTCCACCCACCCGGAACTTCCTCTGATCAACTCCAGATATCTTAGACACCATCCTAGTGGTGATCTGATCATTCGGCATCTCCAAGGAAACAAACAATACCGGGCTCAGGTCCTCAATGAACGATCTTGCCAAGTCTAAAGCAAAAGCGGTATTATGCACAACGGTCATGTCTTCTAATAAAAATAAATGGTTTTTATCGCAGACAAACCCGTAATAATCATCCACTTTATCGTATTCAATAGAGATTCCTGTTTGATTGAATTTTCTCCTATTTACTGGTTTTTCAGCTTTTTTATATTTAATTAATACAGGTATCTGATCAATATCGCCTGAGAACAAAACCCTATACACATCACAAGAGTAGTTAATTTTTTTAATCGAAGCGGTTTTTTTTATTAAAGAGGTTCTAAACCCAAGTGAGTCACATAAAAACTTTATGTGCTTCGCTAAGGTATAGTTTTTTTGAGTTATTTCATACACTTTATGTTTTCTTGCATAATAACCATCACTATCTATTAAGCCAGCTAATAACTCAAGCCTCTGTTTCCTTGAACTAGTTAAGTAGATTTTAGGGATGTGCTTGTTTTTAATTAATAATAATTTTCTTAACTTCTCCTGTAATGACGGTATATTTTGATGATTACCGCGCATACCTGAAGTGATGCTAATTGTCGGGCATTTGTCTTTACCGTTTTTATCTTTTCCAATTGTTTTTTTGAACAACAAACCCAATGAATTCGCATATTCTTTTAAATAATTTATCACTTCAATATCGGTAGTGGAAATACCGACAGCTCCGCTTCTACCATCTCCAAGCCATATACCTAAAAAATACGGACATATTGGAAGGATTTTCTCTTTAAACTCTACAGATACCTTATACCCCTTATAATTTGATTTATACTTTTTTGATTTGCTTAAATAGTCAAGAAGCGGGATATTTAAATTATCGCCATTTTTAACCCCCTTACCATTCCTGCTGCGTTTTAATGATAGAATATGAGATTCATTAACCCTATAATCCATAGCCTTTTTTTGTCTTACCCAATACATAGCTTCCCTGCCTCTGGCTAAAGAAACAACCTTTCTTGGCCCAGAGTCATCACCCATTAAAACATCGCCAACTTTTATTTCTTCTACCGGCTTAATATCTCCTGAATACATGAGAATTTTAGTTCCCTTTCCGAAGCACTTTCCCATTCCAGGCCTGGCAGCCAAAACAAGCAAGTCGGTGTTCTGTAACCCCCCTGTCATTTTGTCCAGCCGGGTGAATTTCGTCTCCAACCCAGTTATCCCGTTCACAGATCGATTCACTCGCACATACCTGTCCATCAAGTCGGGCAATAAATCGCCGGCCCGGAC